AATGAGGTCACCTTCTACCGCTGGCAGAACCGCTACAGTAAGTTCCGCAAGGCCGTTCAGGAGGGCAAGCAGAAGCCCAACAAGGAGTTCGAGGCGGCCTACGCCGGCCTTGCCAAGCCCCACAAGCTGCGCAAGGTGATCGCCGAGCCGGTGTACGACAAAGACGGCAAGCCGGTGCTGGGCGATGACCGCAAGCCCAAGACCCGGGTGGTTCGCATCGAGGAGCAGGAGGTCGACCCGAACGAACGGGCAGGGCGGTTCCTGCTGACCAACCGCATGCGCGGCAAGTACCAGGACCGGAAAGCGCTGGACCTGCCGCCGGCGGACCCCGAGGAGGATGTGCCGTTCGACCAGGACGCCGAGGCACAGATCGCCATCTTCATCCGTGGCGGGGGGCACAATGGCAACGGCAACGGCAGCCGGGCAAGCACGAAAGACGCCACAGAGTAGGGCAGGCCGCGACGCGGTGGCGGACCAGATCCGCGTCTACCACCGCGAGCTGTGGCTGGCTCAGACGCATCACCGCACGCACGAGGGGCACCGCTTCGACCTGATCAACTTCCCGTACCTGCGGCAGCCGCTGGACGACCAGGCGCAGGTGATCGCTGTCAAGAAGTCAACGCAGGGCGGTTGGACCGAGATGCTGATCATCAAGGTGCTGGCGCTGGTGTTCAGGGGGTTGTCGGTGTTCTGGGTGTTCCCGACCGACATGCTCAAGAACCGGTTCGTCAAGAACAGATTCGACCGCAGCGTGGCCTACACGTTGTACTACCAGGAGCGCATGCGCACCGAGGAGAGCCAGACGTCGCGGTTCAACCCGGCGGCCAGCATGTCGCTCAAGCATTTCGCCCGCGGCTCTGTGGCGCTGGTGGGGTCCAACTCGGTGGCAGGGTTCGGCGAGTTCCCTGCCGATGCCGGCGTGGTGGACGAGTACGACAACTGCGACCAGGCGAATCTGGCCATGGTGGAGGAGAGGTTGTCCGCCTCGGAGCATCGCATCAGGTGGCTTGTGGGCAACCCGACCATCAGCGGCAAGGGCATCAGCGCTCTGTACGAGCAGAGCACGCAGGGTCGGTGGCTGGTGCACGCCGACTGTGGGCACTGGCTGGCACCCGAATGGAAGCGCCATGTGGTGCGCGAAGTTGACCCGATGACCTACGAGGTGCGCGACGACGACTGGGAGGGGCCGCAGGGGCCTGACGCGCGGCTGATCTGCGACCAGTGCGGCAAGCCGGTGAACCGCTACGCCGAGGGTGAGTGGGACCTGCGCAAACCCGAGACCGCGGTGCATGGCTACCACGTCAACAAGCTGTTCAGCACGCACATGACGGTCAACGAAATGCTCGAGAGGTTCAACAAGGGCCTGGTAGACCCGGAGATGGCGCAGCGGTTCTGGAACGGTGACATGGGCGAAGCGTACACGGCACCGGGTGCGCACATCACCCGTGAGGACCTGCAGGGCATCGTCGGCACGCACGCGCAGGGCGCTACCACGGGCGGGCCGTTATTCGTGGGCATCGACGTCGGGGCCATGCTGCACATCGCCATCGGTGAGGATACGCGCGAGGGCGCCATGAAAGTGGTGTGGCTGGGCGCGCACCCGATCCAGACGCCGCGGGAGCTCCGCGACTTCATCCGCGCCAGGTTCGCCGACTACAAGGGCGGCGTGATCGACATGCTGCCCGAGACCAGGTTCAGCCGGCGCCTGGCCATGAGTTCGCGCAGGTGGCTGATGTGCCAATACGGCGGTGGCAAGCGCGAGGCGGTTGATCTAAAGAGCCGGGTGGTGACCGTAGACCGCACCAGCTGCCTGGACGCGCTGGCCGAGGCTGTGCGCATGGGACCGACGCGCCTGGTTCTTCCGGGCGACGCGCTGGCGGTGGACGGGTTCGTTGACCACATGCAGGCGCTGACCCGCGTGTTCGACCCCGAGGCCAAGGGCGGCGAGGGCGCCTACGTGTGGTCCGGCGACGCAGCTGACCACTACATGCACGCGCTGGGCTATATGTTCCTGGCGCGCCGAATGCTGATCAGGAGGTAGACATGGATGGTCACGCATCAGAAATCGCATGGGCCAAGGCCGAGGTGATTGGAATGACTGACGACCAGCTGATTGAATATCTTGAGAAAAGATACTCGGGGAAGATGACGATGCCGGGTGGTAAACTCAATATGGAAACAGTCAGGAAGATCTGCGTGACGGTCATGGCAGCCAGCTATGACTAAGCGCCTTGTCGACCGCACGGGGACGTGATACGTTCGGGCCAAGTATTCGCATGAGGGAGGGGACATGAGCCAGGCAAACAAACTGACCGCGGAACAGCAGCGCAAGCTGGACGCCATGGAGCAAAGCGCGCAGAACATTCACCTCGGCGAGCGGCTGGCGGACGTCGAGGAAGAGGGCACGCTGCACGTTGACTGCGCAGGCACAGGGCCGTGGAACGTGGTCGTGCCGTGGGACTGCGACCTGGTAGACGCCGGTCTGATCTGCACCGCGGCGCATGGCGGCGGCACGTTGCAGGTGAACACGGGCGCCACGCCCATCAGCGACGCCATGGTGTGCGCCGTCGAGGATACCATCACCCACGCAGCGACGCTCGACCTGACCTACGCGCTGCTGATTGCAGCCGGCACGGTGCTGAACGTCGCGGCAGCCAACGGCGCCGAGGGAATCGTCACGCTCAAGTTCCGCCGCAGGTAAAGCGCCACAGGAGGCGATCGAGTGTCGGACATCAGCCAAGGCACCGTCTACGTCACCGCCGAGCAGCTGGCGGGCTACTACCGCGGCTACCGCAAGAAGGGCATGCGCGGCGTCAACATCTACACGCTCAGCGACCTGCTGTCAGTCAGCGGTGAAACCAAGAGCGGCGAGCAGGTCACCGGCCAGATTCAGCAGAACCTGTTCACGCTGTCGCTCGACGAGCGGGTGCAGATCTACCGCAAGTGCGGCCCGGTGTTCGGGGCCATAACGGGACGGGCCAACCGCATCGCCGCGCTCAAGTGGAAGGTGAAGAAGGTCAACAAGGACGACGACCGCATCGAGGCTATGATCAAGATGGCCGTCGACGTGCACAAGGAATACGCCGACCCCGATGTTCGTTCGGCGGTGGTGCGCGCCCGCTGCTGCGCGTTCGTGGCCCGCACGCTGCCCGACGTCAAGCCGGACCTGAGCAACGCCATGACCGCGCTGCTGCGCTGGAAGCGGCGCAACAAGCTGCGCTACGAGGACCGCTCGACGCAGATCGAGGACTGGCTGCATCGTCCCAACGCCGAGGACAATCTCAGCCAGTTCATCCGCAAGACCGTGATCGACATGTGCGTGCACGGCGCCGGCAGCTGGTACAAGGAACGCGCCGCGGCCACCGGCCTGGTGGAGAACCTGTACATGCTGCCCGGGGGTACGGTGCTGCCGTTCCGTGGCATGTTCGTCGGCGGCGGCGTGGCCTACGCGCAGATCCTCAACGGCGTGCCGCCGAAGGTGTACTTCAACGACGAGATCGCCTTCATCCCCTACGCGCCCAACTCGACGCTGAGCTACGGCGCCGTGCCGTTGGAGGCGCTGGTCAACAAGATCGCCGAGTCGTTGCTGTTCGACGAGCAGGCCGCCATGAAGGCGGACGGCACCAGCGCGCCGGAGAAGCTGATCGTCATGAACGAGAACCTGCCGTTCGGCGACGAGGAGACGGCCAAAGACCTGCCCATCCCGCTCACGCAGGAGGAGCAGAGCCGCATCGAGACGCTGGTCAACGAGCCGCGGCGCAACGCCATCAGGCTGCTGACCGGCTACGGCGGCAGCGGGCAGCCCGTGGTGGTGGACCTGTCGCGGGAGAGCACGTTCGCCGCGCAGAGCGACCGGCAGGACAAGATCCTGCGCGACATCGCCATCGTGTTCAACATGAGCAACATCGAGATCAACCTGACCGGCAGCCAGGACACCAGCGGCCGCGAAACCTCCGAGACGCAGGAAGAGACCGACCAGCAGAAGGGCTGGAAGCCGATGGCCACCGACGTCGAGGACAAGTTCAACACCGACGTGCTGCCCGAGCGCTGGGGACCTGACTACCGACTTGAGATGGACAAGGGCCTGAGCGACACGCAGCAGATCGAGCTGGAGAAGGCGCGGCTGGCCACCGGCAGCTACGACGTGAACCGCATCCGCATGGACCGCGGCGACGAACCCTACCCGGAGGAGATCTACAACCGACCGCCGGGCCAGGGCGCTGCACAGCCTGCGCCTGACGGCAGCGAGACGAGCCCGCTGGCTGTGAGGGCCGTGCGATGATCGTGCTGCCGCTGGACAGCTTCCACCACGTGGTCAACGGGCGGTTCATGTACGCCGTGATGCCGATGCACGCCGGCCGACCGTGTGACGTGATCGTCTACAAGCCGACCGACATCTCCCCGCAGCAGACGTTCCACCTGACAGGCCCGGAGCCGATCATGGGCCTGTACGAATACGAGAGAGAGGGGGCCTGAATGGCATCACGGTGTTACCACATCCGTCGTTATGGGCCAGACAAATTGATTCTTGAGGTGAGGCCGCTTGAAGTCAAACACAACCAGGATCTGTGGATGACGGATGAAGAAGCCCGTGGGCTGAGAGACGAAATCGATGCCCTGATCGTGGCCAGAGAACATGAGCAGCAAGCGGCACATTAGACAGAAGGCGTGCACCGGCAAGGTTCGCTACGAGACGCGCGAGGCTGCCGAGCACGCGCGGCACATGGCCAACACACCGGGCATCAACGTGTACCGCTGCAGGTGGTGCGGCGGCTGGCACCAGGGCCACAGGCCGATCAGTGTGGGGCGCCCATGAGCAAGCCGGGTGAGATCCGCACGGGGATGACGGACGAGACGGCGGTGCGCGCCATGCAGCGGCCGCTCGAGATCGACCTTGAGGCCGTGTTCGCCGAGCTGCGTGACGATGCGCTGCGCGAACTGCTGCGGGCGGTCAAGGAAGGTGCGTCACCCGAGCAGGCCATCAGGCGCGTCATCGCGCTGCTGGAGGAGTAGGCCGTGGAGATCACCAAGACGCCGCTGGGCATGGTCAACGACTACCACATCGTCCTCGTGCCGGAGAATCAGGTGAAGACGACGCACGACATGGACTTCACCGAGGGCGCCAACCACGAGGCAAAGCCCTACGTGCCCGACGGCGAGGTTTGGATCAGCGACGCGGTGCCCGAAGACCAGGTGCCGGCGGTGATCCTGCACGAGCTGGTCGAGTGCTGGCTGATGCAGCTGGGCGCGCCCTACGACAAGGCGCATGAGCTGGCCAACGGCCTGGAACTGGCCGTGCGGCAGGGCGACGTGGCCAAATGGCAGCAGAGCGTGAGCGCCGCGCTGCAGGAGGGGGGAGAAATGCCGGAACCGAAGGCAGGGGAGAGCGAAAGCGACTTTGTCGCACGGTGCGTGCCGATCGTGATCGGCGAGGGCATGAGCCAGGAGCAGGCGCTGGGAAAATGCTACGGCATCTACCGCAACGCGCAGCACAAGGCAGAGTATGCCATGGGACTTGGTGAGATCGCCGAGCAGTTCACCATGGACGAACTCGACTCGGCGGGCGGGCCGCCGCTGGGCCACCACCTGATGGCCGCGGCCAAGAAAGGAAAGGGCGAGATGCTGGAAGTGAAACCCGAGGACATGGCGACCGACACGCCCGAGGTGCGCACCGGTGTCGAGAAATCGGTTAGGCTGGGCCTGGCTGCCGTGGCCGGCTACGTGGCCAAGGCTCTGCGGCTGAACGGAATGAAGCTATACCGCGCGTTGGTCAAGCAGCTGCTGGGAAAGTGAACTGATGGCCAAGATCAGGTTGGACCGGCTGCGCACGCGCTACGGCTGGACGGGCGGAAAATACAAGCAACTGATGACCAAAGTGCTGGCAGCGCAGGCGGCAGAGATCTCCGCTGACGTCGTGCGGCTACAGAAGGCAAAGGCCGGCCGGCAGGCCAAGATGATCAAGCTGCGCACCGGCATGCAGCTGGTGGTGCCCGAGGAACTGGCCGAGGCGTTCCCCGCCCGGTCGCTCAGCATCCGCAAAGCTGCCGAGCGTGGCAAGCTGCTGGCTGACAACCTGCGCGCTCGCCTGGCCGAGAACCTGCGAGGTGAAGTGGTGCGCTACCTGGACGCGCGCAAACCGCTGATGCAGGGCGCTCGCGGTGAGAAGCGTGGCCGCATGAATAAAGCGCTTGTCGACGACTTCGAACGGCAGATCACGCGCACGTTCGCCAGCTACGCGCAGCGTGATCCAGAGATCGGTGTGCCTGCCAACGTGCGCACTATCGCCGATACCGAGGTTCGGTCGGCCATCAGCCTGGTCAAGAACGACTACGCTGCGGCGTTCGTGCGGGCCAACCCTGACAAGGTGGCGCTGCGCAAGCGGTGGAAACATCACCCGGAGCTCAGCAAGGAACCGCGGCCGGGGCACCGCGAGATGAACGGCAAGATGGTTGCCATGGACGCCACGTTCTCAATCCCGCAGTATGAGCGGGCAGGCACAATCAAGAGCGGCCTGCGCAAAGGGCGCCCGCGGTGGCGGCGCACGGGCCGCACGGTGGCGGCGTTGCATCCGCATGACCCGGCGCTTGACATAGGTGAGACGGCGAACTGTCACTGCGAGGCGGACTACGTGGTGCAGGTGCTGCCACAGAAGAAGGCGCCCGCCAAGCGGCGCGCGGCCAAGTCGACAGAAGGAGGCGGAACGTGGGAGTCGTGAAAGTGGAAGGGGAGCGGGCTGCAAACAAGATCAGGATCGACTTTCACCCGCTCAGCAGCCAGGGGCCTTTCGGCGTCGAGAAGCAGGACGGCGGCAAGAAGCGCCGGTGGCTGACGGGCATCACGTCCGGTATCGACACCGACGGGCACGGTGAGCACATGACCGAGAAGTGCATCAAGAGCTTCGTGGAGCAGGCCAACAGCGGGGACGTGCTGCTGTTCGCCGGCAAGCACGACGTCAACTTCGTCGACGACATAGGCCGCCTTGCCGAGTTCAACGTCACCCCCGAAATGGACTGGAAGACGGGGTATCGGCTATACGATGAGGACGATCACTTCGACGCGGCATCCGTCACGCTGCAGACCGTGGACAAGGTGTGGCGACAGTGCAACGGGATACCTCCGTACACCAAGCCGCAGCCGCGGGGGTTCAGCATCGAGGGAGACATCCCCGACGGCGGCATCAAGTACATGGACGCCATGGGCCGGCGCGTGATCGACGAGGTCAAGCTGGCCGGCGTGGTGCTGGTGCGCAGCCCCGCCTACCGCACCAGCGTGGCGCACGCCGTCATGAAGGCGCTTGGCCTTCCGACAAGCCAGGAGATCCGCCGGTCTCTTCTGGGCGGCCTGGCCGAAGCGGTTGAGGACAAGGCTGCGGAGCGCGACTACTATGATGAATACTACCAGCTGACAGGCGCGCTCGAGAACATGATCCACGACATAATGGCCGGGGGAGACCTTGACAAGAGGGACCGGCTTGAGTCTATATTCGACGAGTACGGTCGAATGATGACCGACCTTGTTCTACGCAACACAGCAGTGTTCGCGGAGGACGAGAGGGTGGAGCCGTCCGGCGACGCCGAGCCCGCCCGCCTGTATGCACAGAAGGACGACAAGACGCAGGCCCTGCTGTCTTACGCCCTGGAAGTGCAGGCCCAGCTCGAAGAGCTGGTGTCGAAATACAAGCGAGGAGGGCAAGATGCCGAAAAGCAACACGATGGTCCGCACGGTGACCCCCAATAAGGTCGCGAAGGCGGATCCGCAGATGGGGACCGTGCTGGCCAACATCCAGAGCCTGCTGCAGCAGCTGCAGGCCATGGCCGGCGCAGACGCCGAGGTCGAGATGGAGGAAGGCACCGATCCTACGGGTGCGCTCTTTACCCCTGGCAGCGCCGAACCGAGCAAGGTCGAGGGCGAGGAAGAGGAAGCCGAACCCGAGGGGCAGCCGGCCGTGATCCCCGAGCAGAAGAAAGTGGTGCGGTCCAAGGCCAAGAAGGCCATCATCGTCGGTGACCCCGACGCGTCCACCGGGTCCGGTGACGCCGAGGAACGCATCGAGGATATCCCCGAATACGACGAGGACAACGTGGATGACGTGGCCAAGGCCATCATCCGCATGCTGACCAAGGGTCAGCGACAGGTCGCCACCAAGTCGAGCGGTGCGCAGCCGCAGGCGCAGCTGACCAGGGCACTGGCAGCGTTGACGCAGGCGCTCACGACGGTGACCAAGGTGCAGGCCCAGCAGGGCCAGGTGCTTGAAGACGTGCTGGAGGGCCTGGGTGTGACCAAGGGGCTTGAGGCCGAAACGCAGCGCCTCGCCTCCGAGAAGCGGCCCGTCGGAACCACAGACAACGCGCTCGTGATGAAGGAGTTCGTCAATGCGCTGGCGCAGGCCATGGGCGGCAACAAGGTCGCCAAGGCGGCCGGCAGCATGGCGGAGATCCCCGGAGCTGACCCCGCGGACAGCCCGGCCGAGCTCGTCCGCAAGGCGATGCCGAGCATCGCGCTGTCGCTGGCTCAGAACGCCGGCGGCCTGTGGAATCCTGAGAGTCGGTAGGGAGGAGTAAACAAGCCATGGAGCTGATCCGCAGATACAACCAGAACCCGCAGTTCGCCAAGAGCCTGGTCAACAAGGCCCTCACGGCCGCGACCGGCAGCGGCGGACCGCTCACACCGCAGATCCTCGAACGGCTGATCACCAACACGATGGTCGGTCTCGCTCCTGAGATCGCGGTCATAGTGCCCAAGCAGGTGGCCGGCAAGTACGCGGAGTTCAACCGCGTCACCGCGCTGCCCGCGGCGCACTCCACCATGGGCGACGGCGCCACCACGCCGGTACGCCAGAGCTCGTACCTGCGCACTGGACGAAACCTCAAAGTCGCCCGGCGCAAGGGCGCGGTCACCGTCTTCCTGCAGGACGCGTCGAGGGACTACATCGACGTCGTGGCGCAGGAGATGGAAAACCACCTCGTCAGCCATGTGTTCGACATGAACACGTACAACCTGTTCGGCACCGAAGTGGCCGACCAGTTCCAGTGGACCGGTCTGGACAACCTGATCGGAAGCGGAGGCCTGGGCAACAGGATCAATCAGGTGGCCGGCGGAGCGGCGCCTGCCTCGCTCAAGTTCCTTGATGACATGATCGACAGCAACACCCGCAAACAGGGCGCCCGGCACCGCAAGGTGGTGGTCATGAGCCCCGAGATGCTGTCGTGCGTCAGCAGGCTGCTGAGCAACGTCCGTCTGGTGCAGAACCAGGTGGGCAAGGGCTTGGAGACCATCGAGATCAACGGCGGATGGAGACTGCAGGCGTACCGCAACGTGCCAATCATCGAGAGCCGGCTTTGCAGGCCGCAGGCAACCATGGGCGCGCTCACAATCACGCCGGTGGCCGGTGCGTCAGCGTCGGGCCTGGGCGGCGCGACCACGCTGGTCATTCAGGTCAGCTACATCGGTTGGGATGGCGAGTCGATGGCCAGCGCAGAGGCCACGCAGGCAATCACCACCGAAGACTACCTCAAGATCGCCTGGACAGCAGTGACGGGCGCGTTCCTCTACAAGGTGTACGTGTCCAACACGGCGGGCGGCGGTTCCACCACGGAACTGCTCAAGCTGATCCTTCCGTCGGTGCTGTACGACGCCAACGGCACACCGCTGGACTCCGTTGTCAGCGTGCGGCTGTCGAGCAATCCGGCAACGGCCAACCCCACCATCAACCAGATCAACGATACGGCGGTGGGCGCCGCGGCCACGCTCGGCGGCATCGTGCCGACCATCACGGCAAGCGTGCCGACCTTCATGCAGCTGGACCGCCCGCTTGTGGCGACCGGCGGCGTGCCCATGGAGAACGTGTTCTTCTGGGACCTGGACGAGATCCAGGGCATGGGACGGTTCGCCTACACCAACACCGAGGGCAGCCGGTTCAAGGGGCTGGCCACCATGGAACCCCTGGCCAAGACGGACGACAACCTGCCGTTCCTGGTCAAGACCTACGGCACCCTGATCGACGCGTTCGAGGGAACCTGCTACCAGAACAGGGGACTGAGGGTCGCGTGAGCAAGGTCGTTCTCAGCGCGGGCAAGTTCCGCTCTGTGGAGGAGGTCAGGAGGACGGCGGTCCCTGACGCTTCGCCGGATGCGACAAAGACTTCCCGCGCTGTTGACGCGCATGAAAAAAGGTCAAAAGACGATGCGCCCCTGGTGTCCGCCGACGCTGTGGGGCGCAGCTTTACCAGCCAGCTGCTGCCGCTGAGCCAGGCGTCGCGTGCCGTGCACCGGCTGCGGCACCCTGACCAGGACGGCTGCGGCTTCACAGGGGAATACGTGGTGGTGATCGGTAATAGGCGGGAGAAGGTAAAAATGGACGCTGGCTATGTGACGACCGACCGCCCCGAGGTGCGGGCCGCGCTCGAGAAGGCGGGTTTCGTGCTGTGGGCCACCGAGCCCCGGTGGTAGAAGATGCTGAGCAACGGATTCCCAGGACCCTCCGATGTGCGGGCGCTGTTGGAGGGCTACGGCATAGACGCCACGGTGCTGGGCGACGGCTGGTTCAGTGACGTACTGGCCAATGAAGTGGCGCCGATCATCGAGCGCGTGTGCCGCCAGCGGTTTGACGCCATCGAAACCGTTGTCGAATACTACGACGGCACAGGATCCAGCGTGCTGGTGCTGCGCCGCCGCCCGGTGGTGCGGCTGCTGAACCTGAGCTACACCAACGTCGATTCCAACCTGTACTACCTGACGCCCAGCGCCATGCAAGTGATCGGCGACGAGGGCATCCTCAAGGCGAAGGCCAATTTCAACGAGTCCACCTACACGCCAATATTCTGGAAGGGGCAGCGCAACCTGCGCGTCACCTACCAGGTTGGGTGGGCCACCTGTCCCCATGACGTGGCGCAGGCGATGAAGTATTTCGTCGCCGAGGCTGCGTTGGGCCATGTGGCCGATCAGACGGGCGGTGGCGGCCTGACGGTGCAGGGCTACGGCCGCGACTACGGCCGGCGCGGGCGGTACACCAACGTGCGCAACAGCCTGGCGCGCCGCGGCTATGCGCTGCTGCGCAAGTACATGACGGGCACCATATGACGGCGCTCAAGCGGTTCGAAGGCGACCGGGCGACGATGCCTGCCGGCAGCTGGCAGCCGTGGGGTGACATGGTGCTGGTCAGCTGCCCTCGGTGCGGGTGCCGGTCAGTGATTTCACCCGGAGCTGATGACGTGACGATCGACGAGGCGGGGGCGGTCAGCGGAGTACATACCTGCCCGAACGAGGTGTGCCGGTTCGAGGACGAGCTCGTGTTGGAGGGATGGCATGGCCAGCAGCTTCAAACATAGCAAGGTCAGCGCAGTGCCCGACGGCCCCGATGCCGCTCAGGTACGGCCATCCGACTGGAACGCAGAGCACACCGTGCGCATCGAGGCGCCCGACGTAGTGGTCAACCCGACCGGCCTGGCCAACGTGCTGGGTGCCGGCGACACCAGCGTGCGCCAGGCGCTGACCGACCTGGACGCCGCGGTCTACGACCACATCGATTTCAAGCCAACGCCGGCAGCAGCCAACGCCGTCCGGCGGCTGATGTGGGACGCCGACGCGCAGACGCTCAAGTTCGGGCTGAGCGCATCGGTCACGCTGCAGATCGGCCAGGAGCACCTGGTGCGGGGGTATAACGACACCGGAGCGCCGATCGCCAACGGTCAGGTGGTATACGTGTCCGGCGCGCACTCCCAGTACCCGAAGATCACTCTGGCCGACAATCGCACCTACAACCCGTCGCGCGTGATGGGCATGGCTACCGAGAACATCGCCGACAAAGCATACGGCTACGTCACCACTGATGGCCTGGTGCACGACGTTGACACGCATCTATTCGTCGAGGGAGACATGCTGTGGCTGGGGCAGACAGGCGGTGTAGTAAACGTGCGCCCGGTGGCTCCGCTGTTCTCGGTGGGAATTGGCGTGTGCCTGTACGCCAATCCCACCGGGGGTACAATCCTTGTGCGGGTGGACATGCCCAAGACGCTTTCGTTTCTGTCCGACGTGCTGATCACGGCCCTGGCCGACGGCCATGTGCCGAAGTGGGACGCAGCGGCCACTGTGTGGCGCAATTACCAGCTGCTCAACCGCTGGGAGGATGTGCGCATCGAGCCGACGGCGCGCACCACGGGTGCCAACGCGCCGACATTCGAGCAATGGTTCACCAACGGCGCCGGGTCTCGCGGCGTGTACCTGTATTCGTTCGACAAGGCCATCACCGCGCAGCAGAAAGAGATTTTCTTCACGCTGCAGCTACCGCACGCGTGGAACGGTGGCGCCGTTCACCTGCACGTGCACTGGATCGGAGACACCAACGGCGCGGCCGCAACGCCGCAGTGGGGCCTGGAATACACGTTCAAGAACCTGGGGGCGGTGTTCGGCAACACGGCCATCATCCTGGGCACGGGCAACGAGCAGGGCGACGCCAGCATCGTGGCGCTCAAGCACTACGTCACTGAGCTTGGCATCCTCACGCCGGACGCAACCAACAATGCCATCAGCGCGGTGCTGATCGGCAGGCTGTTCCGCAATTCGGGCAACGTGAGCGACACATACGCAGGCAAGTGCGGCCTGCTGTACATCGACGCGCACATCGTGATGGACGCCACTGGGTCGGTGCAGGAGTACGTGAAGTGATCGCCTTCCAGACCAACGCATTCCAGCTAAACGCATTCCAGACCTCTGACCTGGTAATAGGCAACCAGCTGCAGGTGTCGGTCTCGGGCCATGTGCCGACGGTCACCATCCAGGCCAGCGTGCCGACCGTGACGATGGAGGTGCCCCGATGAGCTGGGACCCCGAGTCCGGGTTCGTGGTCAACGAGGGCAGCGCCGCGGCCTTCGCCTGCACGTTCGCCGACGAGGACGGCCTGCCGGCCACGCCGCTGGCTATCACCTGGTCGTTGACCGACGAGCACGGCGTGGTGATCAACAGCCGCGACCACGTTGTAGTGGCAGCCATGAGCAACCCGAGCACGATCGTCATCGACGCAGCTGACACGCAGCTGTCCGGCCCGGACGACACCGGCCTGCGGCTGTTGACCGTCATGTGGACATACACTTCTGCGCACGCGGCTGGGCTGCACGGCACCGCAGAGTTCTGGTTCTCTATCGCGCCGCTGGTCGCCGTGCCATGAGCGTGACGCTCGAACGTGGGGCGGCGCTGCTGGACGTGCAGCGCATCGTGCACGAGTACGGCACGCAGCTGTCGATCAGGCTGCGCACCGAGGCCAACGTGACGCGCGACCTATACAATTCGGTCGCCGACTGGCCGACCGACCGCACGCTGGCGTTCAAGGCAAATCCGGTGGTGCACAATCCCAACGACCGCCAGATCGAGCGGGCGGGGCTGAGGGAGAAGTCGCAGTGCATCGTCTACACGGCGACAAAAGACTGGACTGACGCCGGGCTGGCGTTCAAGGACATCGACCCGGAGCGCACGACCATCGTGCTCGACGCGCGGCGATATCGTGTGGTAGAACGAGGCCAGACCGACGTGTTCGCCGGCGCGGCCTTGTACATCACGTTCGGACTGGTGAGGCTGTGAGCCACCACGGAAGGAGAGAAGGAACATGAGAAACTTTCTGACGGTCGAGGAGGCTGCCGCAATCAGCCGTTCGTCTCCGGCACTGCTCAACGCAGGGGTCGGCGAGAAGATGCGTTACCTGCTGGCCATCGGCCAGGCGCCCGGGCAGGCGTACTACGTCGACGCCGACAGCGGTGACGACGTAGCCTACGACGGCCTGGCGTGGGATACGCCGTTCAAGACCATCCAGGCGGCCATCAACGCCGCGCCGGCGGGCAGCGTGATCTACGTTGCGCCGCGCAACATCCCTGCGGGAGCGACCGACCCGGTGAGCTACGCCGAGGCGCTGGTGATTCCCAACACCAAGCCGGGGCTCAGCCTGATCGGTTACAATACGGGACGCACGCAGGGCGGGCTGCCGCAGATCAAGAAGGGCAGCGGTGCGGCTGCGCTGCTGACCATACGCGCACCCGGGTGCCTGATCGCAGGGCTGGGGTTCAACGGCGGCGGTTCCACGGGCGGCGGCATCCTTCTTGACGACGACGGAGCCACCAAGGTGGCGTTCGGAACGTCGATCATCGGGTGCCATTTCAAGAACTGCCTGGGATCCAGCGCCACAGACGGGCGCACCGGCGGGGCCATTCAGTGGGCGGCCACCGGCGGTGCCTGGCAGGTGCTGATCAAGGGCAACCGGTTCTACAAGAACGTGGCGGACATTGTGCTGCTCGGCGCAGGCGGCGGCGTCACCGTGCAGGACGTGGTGATCGAGGACAACCAGTTCAGCGGTCCCCCGTCGGCGGTGGACGTCAACCTGTGGCTGGGCGGCAACGGCATCACCGGCCTTACGCTGGTGCGCAACCTGTTCGACGCGCTGCCGGCGCTCGGTGGGTCGGTCGGCCGCTACATGGACCTGACGGCCTGTGTCGGTGTGATGCACAGCAACATGTTCGGCTGCGTCAACACGCTGACGTTCAAGGCGGCGTCGATGGGCACCGCGGCCCGCGTGCCGGCCACCGTGCTGATGGCAGACAACTGGGGCGAGAACTGCACCACGCCGTTCGTGCATACGGCGTAGAGCAGATGGGTCAGCGCCCCTTGCTTTGTATAGCAGGGGGCGCCTTTCATTAAGGGAGAAGGCATGCCGCTGTCGCAGACGCCCACCGCAATCCAGCAACGCATCGCCCGCCTGCCGCACCTGGTCATCGCGCTGATGGAGGCACGGGCCAAGAAGGACGCTGTGGGCTTTGAGCGCACGTTCCGCGAGGGCATCCAGGGCAATCTGCTTCGGCTCAAGCCGCTCAAGCCGGCCACCGTGGCCGCCAAGGAACGCCAGGGCTTTTCGTGGCCAGAGTACCCGCTGGTGGGTGAGGGCGCTGATGACGAGCGCAGCTACTCGAACATGATGCAGATAAAAAAGCTCAACGACCGCTGGGTGGTCAAGCCGCGCGCCGGCATGCACCACGGCGGCACAATCAGCCTCAAGGATCTGTTCGACGTGCACGAGTACGGCGCCACCATCGTCAATGGGTTCGGCAAGGGAATCCTTATCCGTATCCCGCCGCGGTCAGCAGCGCGGCAGGCGTTCCGGGGCTATATGCGGCAGCGGGCCTCCAAGGACCCGTCGGCCAAGGTGCGCTCCACCATTGCGCGCTTCGTGCAGGAAGGCGACGCCGCCACATTAGAACGCATCCGGCGCAAGTACGCCGAAGGCACGGCACGCATCGTCGAGGCGCGCGGCGTATGAAGAAGGCGATCGAGCTGTTCACCGGCCTGACGGGGTGGAGCTCAACCGGCACCATCAGCGCCGCGGTGCTCAACGACGACCCGCACTACGCCGCCGAGCACCTGGGCACCAGCGTGGCGTTCCACGTGCCGTCCGGCAACCTGGGCCAGTCTGTGACCAAGACCGTGGCCGTTGACCTGACGGGCTACGATGAACTGGTGCTGTCGGTGTGGAGCCGGCGCAAGGCGGCCGAGCAGTTCGACACCGCGGTCGACTACGCCTACGCCATCACTGTTGATGGAGTTCACACCTACCTGCTGCCGACGTGGCCAGGGTTCGGGCAGGTGAGCATCGGCATCGCTGGCGTCACGGCAGCCACGCAGGTGACCATCACGGCGCTGCACAACGACGACGACTACCTGCTGCTGAGCGGCCTGTACGCCGTGCGCGAGGAACTGCCGCTGGACGTCATGCAGGCGGTGGTCGACGAGATCACCTACCAGGCCGGGCTGATCATCCCCACAGGTGTGGCCATC